GAGAACCAAGAAATCGCATTCCGTGAAGAAGCGGGTATGCTCGCCGAGTCACCTACTAACGGCAACTTTGCTGTAACTGGTGCATCTTCTGGTGTAACTGGTGCGAACTGGAACCCCGTTCTGATCGCTCTTGTTCGTCGTGCAATGCCTAACTTGATGGCATACGACTTAGCAGGCGTTCAACCTATGACTGGTCCTACTGGCTTGATCTTCGCTATGAAGTCACGTTACAAGACTACTCGTGGTGGCGCAACTGCTGGTGACGAAGCATTGTTCAACGAAGCAATTGTCCCTTTCTCTGGCGACTCAAGTGTATCACAGTCTGGCGGTCCTTCTGGTCTTGCTGGCGTATCTGACACTGACACTGACTCGTCTATTGTTGACTCAGGTTCTGTTTATGTACCAACAGTTGGCGGCGGTATGCCCACTGAAGATGCTGAAGCACTCGGATCAACCGGTTCTGCTTTCGCAGAAATGGGTTTCACCATCGAGAAAGCAACCGTGACCGCAAAGTCTCGTGCATTGAAAGCTGAATACAGCTTAGAACTTGCTCAAGACTTGAAAGCGATTCATGGTCTTGACGCAGAAACAGAACTCGCGAACATTCTTAGCACAGAAATTCTTGCTGAGATCAACCGTGAAATCATCCGTACTATCAACTCTCAAGCAAAAATCGGTTGTCGTCAAGCAGGTATTCAAACTGCTGGTATCTTCGATCTTAGCACTGACGCTGATGGTCGTTGGTCAGTTGAAAAGTTCAAGGGTCTGTTGGTACAACTCGAACGTGAAGCAAACGTAATTGCGAAAGAAACTCGTCGCGGCAAAGGTAACGTAGTAATCTGTTCTTCAGATGTTGCTACTGCTCTTGCAGCTTCTGGTATGCTTGATTACGCTCCTGCTATCAGTGCAAACCTCCAGGTTGATGACACTGGTAACACCTTCGCAGGTGTATTGAACGGTCGTACTCGTGTGTACATCGATCCATATGCTGTTGCTGACTATGTAACTGTTGGTTACAAGGGTACTAACCCTTACGACGCTGGTATTTTCTACTGCCCTTACGTCCCATTACAGATGGTACGTGCGGTTGGTGAGAATGATTTCCAACCACGCATCGGGTTTAAAACTCGTTACGGGATGGCATCTAACCCATTCGTTGGTAGCACTGCTGCTGATGGTTTGGCTACGGCTCGAACTAACCAATATTACAGAATCTTCCGAGTGGACAATATCCTCGCGTAAGATAAGTAATAAGAAAAAGAATCACATTAGTGATCATTTTGGGGAGACTTCGGTCTCCCTTTTTTTTGTCTTAAAACTCGTATAAATAGTTATTTCCGACACTTATGGAATTTTTATGGCAGACTTTACCTGCGACCCCAGTTATCTTGCTCCCACAGCATTTAAAGTTGCTGTTGACAGAGAAAAATATCCTAACATACAATTCTTTGCTCAACAAATACAACACCCTTCAATGGATTTAAACCCTGTTGAACAATCATATCGTCGTATCGCCGCAGTTTCTCTGCCAGGCGATACATTATCTTTTGGTACTCTTGAGATGGATGTGTTGATGGACGAGAAGATGAATGTGTATCAAGAGATCTATGAATGGATGGAACGATTAGTAGAGACAAAACATCGGGCTAACACCGGTCGTTTGTATCGCGAAGCGGACACACTATCAACATACTGTGACATCAGAGTTTCAGTGTTATCGAGCCATAACAATGTTTCTCGCGTTTTGAAATATGTCAATGCGATGCCCTCTTCGTTAGGCAACATCACATTCGCATCAACCCAAGAAGGTCAATATATTACATTCCCTGTGTCATTTAAGTTTGACTACTTCGAACTATTATGATATAATAGTAGTTTAAAAATTTATTTGATGAGGTTGTTATGAATTTAGATGATATTCTTTCCGAGTGGAAGAAAGACTCACATATTGAATTGAACAAGTTAGATGTGAGTTCCCACGATACACCCAGACTACACGCCAAATACTTAGAGTTATATAGTAATGCGAAACTCAAACTAAAAGACGCTGAGTTTAAACAGAAGGTATTACTGAGAGATAAATATCTTTACTATAACGGAAAGATGCCTGTCGAGACAGTACTCGAAAGAGGTTGGAATCCAGATCCCTTTGATGGCTTGAAGATGCTTAAAGGTGAGATGGAATATTATTATAATAGCGATCCAGAAATTATGTCAAGTGAAGCGAAGATCGCTTATGTTCAGGAAGTGATTTCTGTACTAAAAGAGATAATGGACCATATCAAGTGGCGACATAGCACGATAAAAAACATTTTGGACTGGAAAAAGTTTGAGGCTGGTTTTTGAATATAATAAAGTTTAAAATGAAAGACTTCTCGATGCTCCAGTTGACGGAGTGTGAACCTGGCATCGTATCGGAATTAAGTTCTTATTTTGAGTTTGAAGTTCCGGGCGCTAAGTTTATGCCGGCAGTAAAGAGACGCGTCTGGGATGGCAAGATTCGTATGCTTGATCGAAACACAGGTGAGATCAATGCTGGTCTTTACTGGGCGATCAAGAAGTTCGCGATGGAACGTGGTTACGGTATTAAAGTAGAACAGAGTGACTACGGATATCCATACGACACAAACAAGGTAAATCATCTACAGACGATGACTTGGATTGATAGTCTTAATATGCCCTACAAACCTCGTGACTATCAATACGATGCCTTGACGCATGGAATAAAATACAAGCGAGCCATTCTAATTTCTCCCACAGGATCAGGTAAGTCATTCATCATCTATATGTTAATGCAATGGTATCTTATGAATCGGGACAAGAAAGTTCTTCTGATTGTACCAACGACATCTTTGGTTGAACAGATGTATGCTGACTTTAAAGATTATGGTTTCGATGTTGAGGAGAACTGTCACAAGATCTATTCAGGAAAAGACAAGGAAACTGACAAGCGAGTCATCATATCGACATGGCAGTCTGTATATAAATTACACCCTGTTTGGTTTCATCAGTTTGGGGCGATCTTTGGTGATGAAGTACATGGATTTAAATCTAAGTCTCTATCGTCGATTATGAACAAGTCAAAGAATGCTGAGTATCGATGGGGAACAACGGGTACTCTTGATGGGACTCAGGTACACAAACTTGTCCTCGAAGGGTTATTTGGTCCTGTACACCGTGTCACAACGACTCATGAACTACAGGCCAAAGATACGCTTGCTAAACTTAATATAGATATATTATTACTTCAGTATTCTCAAGAACAGTGCCAATCGATGGAGGGCAAAACTTACCATGAAGAAATCGATTTTATTGTTAGTAACGAAAAGCGCAACAAATTTATCGCGAACCTTTCGGTCGATTGTGACGGAAATACGCTTGTTCTATTTAACCTGGTGGATCGTCATGGCAAGTTGCTTAGGGATTTAATTCAGGAAAGACTTAAAGATGGCCAACGATTGTTTTATGTTAGCGGAGAAACTAAGACAAGTGACAGAGAACAGATCAGAAACATTGTTGATAAACAAAAGAACTCTATTATACTCGCTAGTCTTGGTACCTTTTCTACTGGTATCAATATTAAAAACGTTCACAATATTGTTTTCGCATCTCCCAGCAAATCGCAAATCAGGGTGTTACAGTCCATTGGTAGAGGTCTACGATTGTCAGATGATGGCAGAACGACAAGACTATATGATATTGCGGACGATTTACATGTGAGATCTAAAAAGAATTTTACTCTTCTCCACAGCGCGGAAAGAATAAAGATATATAATAGTGAGAAGTTTCCTTACAAAGTAATACCGATAGGGATGTAATCAAATGTACTCAAAAGAAATATATCAGTTTAAATTTAGTGATGGCCAAGAAGTTCTTTGTGAAGTAATGGAATGGCCTGATAAAGACGACAAAGACATTATCGCTCGGAATTCTATGTCAATTCTTATGGGAGAAACATCTGAGAGTGAACGAATTTATATGTTCCGCCCTTGGATACATTATTTAGAAGGCGATATGGAATACACCAGTATTAACCCATCTCACATAGTGAGCCAAAATCGCCCTAATTCAAATTTAATGGAACAATACTTTTTTGCTGTAAGGGATATGCATATTCACGCACAAGATCGCGATCAATACCTTGCAGAAGAAAGAGAATATCTGGAAGAACATGAGGAAAACTTGAATGAACTAAAAGAAGCATTAGGTAATTATGAGAAAGATGGTGTACGATCTAATGTTATTAAGTTCCCTAAGAGAGATGATATCATACATTAATATACTTTTTCTCTGTGCGCTAGTGCTTAATT